GCTGTTGTTTCGGACAATGGCAGCGAACGAGATCGAGGCCAACCTCGGGGATGAGGTGTGGGTCCGTTGGGCTGAACTCAACACCGTGCGTGAGGAGTTTTGGAAAACCATTGATGAATGGTTAGAACGTTGGCCAATGGCTGACTACCGACTGTGCTGGACAGGGCCGAGCGCATTCCGTAAGCGCATTGCTCCTGACTACAAGGCCAACCGCGCCAGCCTGCTCAAACCCATTGGCTACAAGGCAATGAAGCGTGAGCTGTTGGATGAACCCACCAGCTTTCTGCACGATGAGATCGAAGCTGATGACTGGCTGGGTCTGCTGGCTGGTGCGTTGCGTGAGGCAGGTGAGGAGCCGATCATCGTCAGCGGTGACAAGGATCTAGATCAGGTGCCGGGCCGCCACTGGTGGCCAGCTGGTGTCAAGAAAGAGGAGGGGCCTGGCCTTGCTGTCATGCAGTGGGCGGATGAGCTACTCAGGGATAAAGCAGTGGAGTGGATTGTTGATGACAACTACTGCGACAAGCACTTCTATTCACAGGTATTGATTGGTGATTCAACGGACAACATTCCCGGCTGCCCCGGTGTCGGCGCAGTCGGAGCTAAAAAGATTGTTGACAAGTTCAACACAGCAGAGCCTGTGGAATGTTGGCAAGAAATTGTGGGGAGGTTTGCGAAAGCCCGGAAAAAGGATCACGTTTGGGAACCGGAAGCTTTTGCACTGCAACAGGCTCGACTAGTACGAATACTTCGTCACGGTGAGTACAATGCAGAGACGCGCACTGTTGATCTGTGGACACCACCAACCCTGAAGTCCTAAAGAAAATTGTTGGTCAGCGTCTTACAAGTGAGATGCTGGATGCACTGGATACTTTGTTCCCTGAGCGCACACCTGAACTGACTGACTCTATTGATCAGGTTAGGTACGCTTCAGGGCAAAGATCCGTTATCCGTTTCCTGCGAGGACTAGTCAATGGGTAAGAAGAACAAAAAAAATGGCTTGGAGCAATACCTTTCAATCCTGAGAGGAGAGCCCTGGAAATCTGACGGGGACTACCGCGACAGCAAAAAATACTGGAACAACCACAGACTTCAAGCCAAAAGTCCTGCTGGCTATGACGACTTCAAACAGCGAGAGCGGTCTTATCAGGACGCAAAGGAAGCAAGGAAGTCAGCACCACAGCAGCAGCAGCGGCAGCGCGGGCCCAGCGGCCTGTCTCGCGAAAACATCGATAGAGACAGCGGTGAGTTCCAAGACATCAAATATGCAATACGCGAAGACGCGCAGCTTGGTTACGACGCGGCAGAAAAACTCAAGAATAAAGCCGTTAGCTCAGGACTAGCCAACAAAGACCTGCTTGACCGGCTTGATTCATTGATGATCACTGGCATCCCTGGAGGGACAAGCGGTGGCTTTACGGAAGAGCAGAAATCCGTAGCTCGTCTGCTTGGCATCAAGAACCTTGCCAACCCTGTCAATCAGAACAAGATCAAAAGGGCTATTGCAGGTGCCAAGCCTGCCGGCGTCAAAAATCTGAATAGCGCCAACGACCTGAAAAAGATCGAGGCGTACTACAAAGCAAACCCCGACAAGGAACCTACGTTTCCTGCCTTTAATTCCAACGACAAATCACTACAGCCCCGCACCCAGGATCAAGTCTTCGCCCAGATGCTGCAGCCCCGAGGACAGTCTCGCGCTGTACTCCAGGGTTTTCCTACTGGGACACGCCCAAACTTCCAAACAAACCTCGCAATCCAAGGCTTTCCCACCGGAACACGCCAAAGCTCCCAAACCAACCCCGCAATCGCATCAGCCATGACACCCGCAGAAATTCGTGCGTTTGAACTCAACGCGATGAAGAACATCGGCATGACTCCGGCCGAACAACAGCGCCATCTGTCTATCGGGGAAGCCGCGCAGCGGAACTACGCCAAGCAGCAGATGAACGGCGGGGGCTATGGCGGCGGAATGTTTGGCGACTTGGCAATCGCCACACAACAAATGGAGAACAGCTACCAACAACAGCTGAGCGATCAAGCCTCGCAGTTTCAGGCGCAGTTTGATCAGACCACTCAACTAATGAACGAGCAGCTAGCCAGCGCTAATGCCGCATTGGAGTTGGCAGAGCAACGCGCCAACAACATGATGAATGCCTTTGTTCCACAAGCCAATCCAAATGCGTTGAGTGTTGCCTATGGCGACGATCGGAGCAGCGGCGATCCTGGCGCACGAAAGATTAAAGACAACAGCCTCAGCTCGCTGTCAATTCTCAGTGGGCTCGGAACGAAAGCTAATCCTCTCGCTGGTCTCCAGCTTGCCTAATGGCCACAACCAAAAACACAGCACAAGCCAGGTTTGATGACCTGTCGATGTACCGCAGCATCTACTTGCGGCGGGCTGTTGACTGCAGTCAACTAACCATCCCGTCACTGATCCCCGAAAGCGATCAGAACTATCAAACGGGAGCTGAACCGTACAACCGTTTGCTGAGCCTTTACCAAGGCGCAGGAGCCCGGGGCGTCAGCTCCGTTAGCGCCAAGCTGTTGCTTGCTCTTTATCCGCCGAGCCAGCCCTTCTTTCGGCTGGTGATCGACAAGGGCCAGATCCGTCAGTACCTGAGTGAGACTGGGGCTGAGGAGAAGGATGTCATTAGCCAGCTAGATGTGGCGTTGTCTGATGTTGAGCGTCAGATCCTGGCTCGACTGGACAAGCTACAGACCAGGCCAGCGCTGTTTGAAGCCATCAAACATTTGATTGTTGGTGGCAATGCCTTGCTGTATGTGGGCAAGGAGAACATGCGGATGTGGTCACTGCGTAGTTACGTGGTCGATCGTGACCCTGAGGGGAACGTCAGCGAGATCGTCATCAAAGAAACGGTCAGCGATAAATACCTGCCGAAAGGGACGAAGCCTGATGAAGATTCAGCCAGCGGCAAGGCGAAGGCCAACAACGTCTACACCCACGTCAAGTTCGACCAAGAGAAAGATCGAGTTGAGTGGCATCAAGAGTTTCACGGCAAGGTCGTGAAGGGTTCACAAGGCTTCAGCCGTATGGGCAACTGCCCATGGCTATGTCTCAGGCTGCACAAGATTGCAGGCGAGAGCTATGGCCGCAGCTTGTGCGAGGAAGTGTTGGGTGATCTCAACAGCTTGGAGTCATTGAGCAAGGCGATTGTTGAGGGAAGCCTGATCAGCGCTAAGGCAATGTTCTTGGTCAACCCCAACGGCGTGACCAGGGCTGACAGTTTGGCCCGTGCAGAGAACGGCGCGATTGTGGCAGGCAATGCAGCGGACGTGGAGGCTCTTCAAGTCGGCAAGGCAGCAGACATGAGCGTTGCGTTGCAGACCGTTCAGCTGTTGGAGCGGCGCATCAGCTTCACGTTCCTGATGAATGAATCAGTGCAGCGTGACGCTGAGCGGGTGACAGCAGAAGAGATCAGGCTGATGGCTGAACAGCTGGAGTCTGGCCTGGCTGGTGTGTATTCAATGCTGAGCCAAGAGTTACAGCTGCCGTTGATTAAGCGGGTGCTGTTTCTGATGGAAGAGGCCGGTGAGATCCCACCGATTCCTGTTGACCTTGTGAACCCACAGATCACAACAGGACTGGAAGCTATTGGCCGAGGCAATGACAAGCAGCGGCTGACCAACTTCCTGCAAGTAACAAGTGCAGCACTGGGACCAGAGCAGATGTTGTCACTGATCAATCCCTCTGAGTTGATCCGCAGGTTTGCGGCAAGCGATGGTATCGATATTGCTGGACTTGTTAAGACTGAGGAAGAACTACAGGCAGAACAAAGTCAACAACAGAAGGTAGCATTAGAACAGCAACTTGCTAGCAATGCAGTCAACACCGGAGCCTTCAACGCGCCGCCGCCGTCAGTCAACCCAGCCGGAACAGCAGCAGCCGGAACAAACTAAGGCCCCGAAAGGGTCACGCTTCAAGCCACTGCCTGACGGTGGACAAATGATCATCAAAGACAACTTCGTTCACTGACAACAATGCCAGTAATAGAAACCGGCCAAGACAACACTGTCGATCAAGGCGCAATCGACGAGCAGGCGAAGTTCGACCAGGCCCGAGCCGAGCTTTACGACGAAGCCACTGGCGGCAACCCCCCAGCAGAACAAGCTCAGGGAGAAAACCTGATCCTTGGCAAATACAAAAGCCAGGATGATCTGATTGATGCCTACAAGAACCTGCAGCGCGAGAACCAACGCTTGCGTAATGGCGATGACGGCGAGGTTGTCGAGGCGTCCGAGGCTGGCAATCAGCCGCAGGAGACACAAGAGGAGGGGGCCCTTTCACCAGAAGAGGCCACTCGCATTCGCGACAACATCTTTAGCCAGGTTGGTGGCGCGGATAAATACCAGGCCTTGGTTGGTTGGGCGAGTCAGAACCTCGATTCAAACCGGGTAAACGCGTTCAACGCTGCGCTGGAATCAGCCGACGAAAGCGCAATCATTGCCCAGCTGAAAGGCGTTCAATATGACTACATGATGGCTACTGGGTATGAGCCCAAGCTGACTGGTGGTCGCGCTCCAAGCAATGATGTGCAGGGGTTTGCGTCAGAAGCGCAGGTGATTGCAGCGATGCAGGATCCCCGTTACGGGAACGATCCGGCGTACATCAAAGAAGTTGAGCAACGCATTGCAGTCAGCAATGTGTTTAACCAGCGTTGACTTTGTTGTAAGAATAGGAGCAGATTCAACACCACAGGATCTGTTCCCTTAGCCGCACTGCGTACCTAAGGACAACAGAAGTGGGGATGCGTGATGCACCAGTTGGTCACTGTTC